GAACCCGAAGAATTTGGATGCCGTGCCGGGGCGGGCATCTGTGCCACGGCTGGCGACGACGCCGAAGTGCCAATAGACGTTTGCCAAATCGACAGGCTTGATCCTGATTCTAAACCGAAGCCCGGCGGCGATGTTGCCGACGTCGCTTTGGTACATATTCCACCGGCTGATGTCATTCAGTGCGGAGTCAGCGCGGATCCCCTTGGTTGACATCGATCCGGCCTCGGCCTCATAGACCACGGCGTTGTGCGCGTTGGTTCCCGCCAAGGCCCAACCATACTCCCCAAGTTGCCCCGTCGACACACCAGAGCCAGAAAACCTCTCCGATAGACGGTAATACTTCTCGGGATCGTTGTACCGTCGCGGATAAAACAACTGCGAGCCGGATCCGTACATATCAGGCCGCCATGTAGCACACGTCATCGCCGGCCGAGTCGGCGGCAACGTGGATGACGTTGAGGTTGGTGACGCGGATCGGGCCGAGGGCTTCGCCGGGCTCCAGCGAATACCCCGGAGCCGCCCCCGCCGCGTTGGTGACGGTGGCGTCGCCGAGATACACCCGGCCGGCGTTGTCAGGGTGCGCCTTGATCGTGACGCCCGAGGTGGCGTCAACGCGCGTCATCTGTGTGCGGTCCGTCGCCCCGGCGGCGGGGATGTCGACTTGGCCCGCGGTGATCGATCCGTAGATCGGGCCTTCGGCTCCATAGGGCATCGTCTACAACCTCCCGAGGGCGGCCACGGCCGCGCTGTGTTCGTGGGCATAGATCCGATCGATCGAGTCCATCGACTGATCGAGGGCGGGGAATAGGAAGGGGTGAGGGCGGATCGATTCGCCCCGCAGTCGCTCTTGAAACTTGAAGGCCCAACCGTCGGCCTCGCGCTGGCTTTTGCCGAGCTTGCGCTTGGCCCACAACGCAAGGCGAGCCCGAGGCGGCACACTGCCCGCGTACGTGCTCCCAAACTCCACAGGGGCGGCGTAGCTAATCGGCGCACCGATCGACACCTGCCGGCCGACGCCGTGCCCGCGGCCGTGCATCCCGGCGGCTACCGCTTGCCTGAGCTTGCCGGTCCGGTTGAATTGTTGCCGCCGCCCATCCGATGGCTGAGCCAGATTGCCAAGGGCCGCCCGTTGGACTGCCACCCCGGCCTCGTCCGTCGCCCGGTGGAAGTGGTGCCCGATGATGGCCTCGCCACGGTCGCCGAGCCGGTCAACGTAGCCCTCCAGATCGGACCAATCGACAATCACGACCACAGCCTCCCGTGGAATAGCCGCTCAGCGCCCCACTGGAGGTCAAGGTCGATGTCGGCAAACGTCACCGCCGCCCGGACGCCGCCCTCGCCCTCGTCGTCACTCACGCCGACGTGCTCCCGATAAGCTCGGATCAACTCGTCGGCAAGCGTGTTGTAGACCCGCGACGCGCCGCCATAATCGACGGCGTCGGCGTCTAGCGTGGAGTCCCGGCTTTGCGCCGACCGTGCCGCAAGCTGCCGAAGGCAAACGCCGGCGACGAGTTGAGCGAAAGACCGCACGTCACAGTTTGGGATCGTCGTGCCCGCCTCGTCGTCACCCGCTCCGATGGCGTGCGACGCCGTGTAGCGCACGATGAACGCCTCAGTAGCCGCCGGGCTATCTTCAAGGAACCGCAACTTGGCCACGGTGCCGTTGTCGTAGATCCGGTATGCGTTGCGGTCGAGGATGGCCGGATCCTGCTCGCCGCTCGGATACTCGACGTCAACAACGACCGACAGGCCAACCGACCACGACGCGGGAAGGGCATAGTCAAAGCCGCCATCCCCGGCCGTGGAGGTCGACACCATCCGCGGCCGGTGCCGGTTGTAAGTGGCGAGCGCCGTCACCTGAGCGGAGTTGACTTGATCGTCAGTGACGAAGCCCGCCCCGTCTCGCATGTGCTCCTTCGCCCACGCGGTGATGTTGTTTTGGCTCGCCACTCAAGGCCGCCCTACTCTTGGACGCGCCAGTCGATGATGATCACGGGGTTTGCCAGCGCAACGCCCGTGCCTTCAAGCCCGACCTGTAGCGTGAGGTACATCCCCGCCGTAAGGTCGCCGGCCGTGCCCGTCGGTGCCCACAACTCCTCAGTGGTGTCGGCCGCCGCGTTGGTGCCGGTGGTGAAGTCCTTGTTCGCCACCTCGGTCGCCCCGCCGTAGATGGCCGTACGCGTAATGATGTTGAGCGTGTGGTGGTTGACGTTGTTTCCGGTGATCGTGCGGGGATACTGGATCCGCACCGACTCGATCGTGATGTTGTCGGTGGCGCGGAGCAACACGGTCTCAACATTCCCATCATAGGGGTAGGTGTTGGCCGTGATGGTGCCAAGTTGGACCACCTCCCGGCGGGTGCCGGGGATGTCGTTGAGTTGGGAATTGCCCATGAGTCTCTGATCTCCTGATTCAAGGCGGGGCCGACGACAACGCCGGCCCCGCCGTTGTGTTGCCTGCTAGGCTAGCCGGCAACGACCTGACGATACACGCCGCGATGGTCAAGCATCTTGACGCCGAAAACGATCCGCACCCGATAGGACACCTTATCCGCCGTGAAGGCCGAGCCGCCGCTCCGAGGGTCGTCGGCGACCGTCAGATCGGGAGTCTCCTTGCCGCCCAAGAAGGCCATCTCGAACGTCGGCGTCGACTTGGGGTCGGCGAAGGCGTACCAGTCGGTGGCATCCGTCCAAAACGGCACAACGATCGGCGTGATCACCGTGTTTTGCGGCAAGGAGGCCGCCGCCGTGTTGGCGTCGGCGATGGCCGAGACATACTTCGGACCCGACGTGATCGCGGTGGCGAGGTCGAGCAACTCGTTGGGCACCAAGATGAAGCGCGGCGCATTGCCGGCCCCCAAGACCTCCGAGGCGTTGCCGTAGGCCGTTTGATCCATCATGGCCGTGCGAGTCGTGCTCAACGCCGCACCGCTGAGGGCGGTGGTGTTGGTGTTGGCGTGACCGCCGGCGAACAAGGCCACCCCGTCGCCCATGAGGGCGTTGGTGGTGAGTTGGTCGAAGGCCGCCCGGTAGACGGTGAGGGCGGCGGCACGACCGAGGGCACGCGGGATGCGGCGCAGCGCCCCGATGTCATCATTTGCCAATGTCTCGATCGTCAAACTTTCCAATCCGCCGTACTTCGTCACGGAATAGGTTTCTTCTGCATCGGTCGGCGAGGTGAGGTTGGGATAGTTGGCAGACTCGGCCACGCTCGAAAGCGTCCCGTAGCCGCCCAACTGGACCCGCCGCTGAGTGCGGAAGTCCTTGACGCTCACGATATCGGAGGCCAGCGCCCGCCAAGTGTTGAGATCGTCCACCTTGTACTCAGCCGTCATCCGGCGTGTGACGCTGTCGCCGAGCATCTGAGCCCACGTCGACGAGGTCACGGCCTCGGAGACACGGCGGAAGCCGTCGCCGGGGGCCGACTCGGCAACCCGGCCGCCCCAACTCATGTCGGCAACCTCGGGCACGTAGCCAAGCGACGAGGCCATCACGTCGTAGATCGAGGCCGTGTGGCCGGGAATTTTGCCGGTGATCTCGTGGTAGGCCTCATGGATCGACCGGAAGGCGGGCACGGCTTCGCCGTTGTGGTTCAACGACTGACCGGCGACCAAGCCGTCCAAGGCAACTTGGAGCCGATCCATCTTGTCGGTGCCGGCCACGGCCTCGCGGGTGTCGCCGAAGCCCTCCACCTTGGGGGGGCCAAGCTCGGCGAGCACGACGCGGAACCCGTCGATCTCGATGTCGGCGGCGGCCTCGGCCTCGGCGACGGTGTCGAAGGTCTGCGAACGCAAGCCCTCGGCGATCCGAGTCTGGAGCGAGTCGGGCAGGCCCGAGCCCACAACCTTGCGGGTGACGGCCTCGCGGATGTCGATCAAGGTGGTGAGGGTCGCCTGAGTCGTCTCGACCGGGGCGGCCGACTCCTCCACATGATCCACGGTCGGATCGTTTTGCGCTTCGTCCATGTCGGTTTGATCTCCGTCTTGATTGTACGAAGCCACAAGGCGCAACAACTCGCCCCCCGCGGCCGGATTGGAAACTAGATCAACGGTCGGATTCGGTGCGATCTCAACGACGGTTGCGCCGTCGGCCTCTGAGATCGTCTTGGCCTTGGCGTCAATCGACAGGCCGACGAGGTCACGGCGCCCGGCGGCAAACACCGAGCCGATGACGTCTTGGGCCCACGGGGCGACGATCTTGAGTGTCCCGTATAGGCCGGCGACGCCGTCCCGCGTCTTGTGGGCCACGCCTTCGATCACGCCGACGAGGTTGCGAAGCAAGCCGGCCCCGTCGCCCACGGTGGACTTGGCCGCCGCCGGCAGGTGGTCGAGTAGGCCCTTGCCCAACTCGTACGCAAAGACCGATGCGCCCTCAAACACGGCCACCGAGGCGGCGAGCGTGCCGGCCGGATAGTTGTTGCCGTTTTTGGATCGGCCCTCGGCGATGATGCGGACTTCGTAGGATCCGCCGGTCGCCGAGGCCTCCAAGAGATAGGCCGAGAAACTCTCAGCGATGGCGGCCGTTGTGGGCTCTTGTACGGTTGCGGGGCCGTCAGGCGGGGCGGTGGTCGTGTCGACCTCGTCGGCTTCGGCCTCGGGCCTTTTCGGCGTCTCTAATTCGGTCTGAGTCGGATCGGGCACGCCGGCCCCCGCGGCTATCGCATCGGGCGCAAGGGTGGGCCCAACGCGATCACGCCCGCAAGCGGGCGGCCTATTCAATGCCTGCGGGGTTAGCCCTTGCCAGGATCGGCCACCACCGGCGCTTGTCGCCTTTGGCCTGGAAACACGGGCACCGACACACAGCGGCAATTCACCACCTCGCGGGCCGGGCCGTTGAAGTCCACCGGATACATTAGCTCAGCCCCGCCGACCGTATAGGGCTCCTTGACGGGGCGGATCGCCTTGTCGCCAACCATCGCCGCGTGGCTTGATCGCGTGTGAGTGTCAACGACGGGGATCCATTGCTTGAGTAGCTCGGGCACCCGCTCGGCGATCTCGTCTTGCTGATACTGGCTTGCGGTGGTGTACGCCCGGCCGATCTCCGTGCGGGCTATTTGCTCGGCCCGAGCCAACGCCCCAACGTATCGATGGCCGACCACTTCGCCGGCCCTGACAATCGGCACGCGGATCGGCCGGATGAATTGCCCGATCTCGCTCATCGCCTCTTGCGGCGAGATCAGGCCAAGCGCGGCGGCCCTGGCTTGCGTCGCCACACGCCGCTTGATCGCCGTGCCCACCTCAACGATGTGCTCGCCGGCCGCCACCTTGAGCGCCTCGATGTTGTCCCGGCCGACGCCGACCAAGCCGCCGGGCACGCCGCCGATCTCCGTGGGCGTGATCGCGCCGCCCGAAAACACGCCGACCCGTTCGACCCATTCGCCGGTCAACGTGCGGGCCCGCTCTTCGGCGGCGTCCATGCCTCCCCGCAAGTGAACCGCCCCGCCGGCCGTCCATTGGTCGACAGCGCCCCCGACACGATCAAGCGTTTGATATACGGCCGCCGCCCGGCTCGGTTGCTCGGCCATGATCCTGAGCACGTCGCCCCGCAGCCCCCGCAAGTCTTTGCCGAAGGCCCGCACGGTCTCGGCGGTGATGGTGTCCAGTTTGCCCACGGCGGCCACGATGGCCCGGCGGTATTGGGCGTGTGGGTCGGCCTCCCGAACCGGAAACCTCAGCAAAGTGGCGGCGTGCCCCGTGGGCATGGTATGAGGTGAGATCACAAGGCGGCCCCGGCGAGGTGTCGGCGGCCATCATAGGAGACAACGCCCCCAAGGGCATAGACGACGGAGACACGACGATGACGACACGACGACGACCGGCGGCACAGTGGGCCCTATTTCCGAATCTTCGCGACATCGAGCCGGTGACAATCAAGGGGCCGCTGGCCTTGCGCTTTGAAGCCTTCCACGCGGCCAACCCGCACGTCTTGGCGGCCATCGTGGCCACGGCCCGAGACCTCAGGGGGCGAGGCGTTGAACGGGCGAGCATGTCGCTAATCTTTGAGCGGCTTCGGTGGCTGTACCTGATCCAGACCGGCGGCGATGAATACCGCCTCAACAACTCATGGCGGGCCTTCTATGCCCGCCTCGTTGTCGTCGTGGCGCCCGACCTCGCCGGCATGTTCACGTTTCGCGTACAGGCCGACGAGTGGACGCCGGATCTTGCCGCCCTCGGCTTGTCGTCGGATCATGGAACCCAGCCCCAAGGAGTCAACGTGCCCAAACTGCCCGCCAACCGCGCCGAGTGGCCCGCCGCCGCCGTGGAGGATCACGACGAACGCGCCGCAATCATCGAGTTTCACGGTGAGCGCACCCGAGCCGAGGCCGAACGCTTGGCGGATGCCAACGTGCGCCGAGCTTGGGACCACCGCGAAGGCGACTTCGATCAGGCGGATCGCTTTCGTGACGAACGGATCGACGGCGACCGCGAGGATCGCGAGGCTCGCTCCGAGCGTTGGGGCAAGTGAACGCGCCGCGGGACCGAACGCGGGCCGAGGTGGGCTCCGTGGTCAAGATCTCGGGGCGGCCCGGCTTGCACCGTGTCGCCGAGGTCAGGCCGACCACGGGCGGCGTGAAGGTTGCCTGTGGTCGTGGCCGTTTCTACGCGGCGACGACGGCCCGAGTGGTGGCCGAGCCGGTGCTATGTTTCCACTGTGACCGCCTGACGAAGTAGCCGCGGGGCTCGTTTTCGGCCGTTCGCGGTCGCGGCCTCGTCGAAAACGGCGGATCCGGGGTGTTTTTTTTGCCCGCGGGGCATCTTTTTTTGCCGTTGCCGGGGCTCGTTTCTGCGTTGAATCGTCGCAAGCCTGCGCCGTTGCTACACTTGCGCCCGTTTTCGGCTTGATTGCGTTTATTTGTTGCAATGCCCCACGGGCAGTATATTGAGGGTGTGGAAACGAACTGCACCAACACGAACCCCGGAGACACGACGATGAACTGGATCCACGATTACCGGACACCCGACACCCGCCACGGCGAACCGTACACGATCCGGGTGCTGTGCGACCGTTGCACGCCGACCCACCCGGACGTGGAGATCGCCTGCGGCGACGTGCAGGAGTCAAGCGAGAGTTGTGACTCTTGCGCCTGCCCCACTTGGTGTCCCGACTGCGGTGGCGCAATTGACGAGGCGAAGCCCGGCGGCGGTGGCTGGCGGTGCGTCGGTGGGTCGTGCGCCGACACCGAGGACAACTAACAGCGGCGAGGGCCGCGAGGAGACACGACGATGACGACCGAGACCGAGACATTCCGAATCGCCCTGATCTTCGTCATCGGGGACAACCCGACGGAGCGACGGTTCGCCACTAGCGTGACCATCGGAACGGGCCAGCCGTTCACCGACACCAGCGACATCGCCCGAGAGCGGCTCGCTGCGGCGCACGGCGAAAACGCCGAGGTGG